GGTTTATTAATAACGGAATACTTGAAGGTACAATAATAGCAACGGTAGCATACTACACTACTTTTACAGTTACATCTGGTAGAAATTATTATGTTAAAATAAAAGTAGATATTGAAAATAGTGGTACTCTTAGATTACGTTTAGGCGGTGTAACAAAAACAATTACAGAAAGTGGTGATTATGACTATGTAATTTTATCAACTAACACAGATACATTACAATTAGATAGTTTATCATCTCCAGGTTTTACTGGCAAAATTAAATCATTACAGGTAAAGCAAGAAAATAAGTATTTAAAAAGAAATGTAACATACACTAACGGTTTTAACTTTATATTAGAAGCTGCAAGTTGGGAAGATACATTTTACGAATATGAGTTTAATACGGAAACAATAACAGCAGATGCTGCTTTTGTTGCTTATAAAACAATCACATTTGATACATTAGACATTCCAGAGAGCGCAGAGTATATATGGGAGATGCGATTAAAAAATATGCGCAATGAGGCAGGAACAAATGTTTCTGGTAATTTTAGTATATCATATTTATTAAGTAGTAATTATCTTGAATTTCTTCCTACTGGTGCAGTCTCCGGGCAAAGTGACATCCTTGAATATGGCTCTGACAATGACGATAAATCATCTACTATATTTAGCCTTGATACATATATAGGAGATGGGCCAAGTAAAACAACAGATGGAGGATTAAAAGTATTAGAATCTGGCACCTATGAAAATAGCAGCTCATGGGATGTTAGCAGCGGATCAGGCTTTAACAATGTCACACAATTATTAGTAAATGAAGTAATACGAGGACAGCTCACACCAAAGCTACGCATGGTAGATATGCCATTCCAAAATTTATCAGTTGACAATCCTTACCTTCCTCACAAGGTCATAGAATATTCATCTGGATATTACGTTTTTGAAAGAGGTAGTTTTGATTTAAAAACAGAGATTTGGCAAGGTGATTACTTTAAAATAGAACTCGATGCCTAATTACACCGAAAGAACAGTTTTATCGAAACCTCGCGACTTTGCAGAAGTTGCTAATAACGCAGGAAGTGGCGGAGTGGTAAATAATAATGTTACAGAAACAATAAATAATGTTACAGTAAATGGCTCTGCCGTTTCTATCTTTAATCAAGAATTTCTTGATACAACATCTGCTATATTAACCTGGACACAAAATAGCGGCAAGTTGCCGACAACTAATTTATTAGCAGCTATTCACGTTTACCAAAACGGGCAGAAATTAGTAGATAGTCAATATTCTATTACACTACCTGATACTATTACCATAGATTCTAACACACATTACGATGGAAGTAATTACATTGTATTTGCAATAAATATAAACTAATGGAACAAATACCTACACCTAAGAAAGAAAGAAAGTTTTTAAAAGCCATTGGGCGCGTTGCAGGTGTTTTAGTGCAAGAGCTGGCTCTTGGTTTAGGAAGAAAATACATAGGTAAAATGATAAACAAAATTAAGATTCTAAAAAAGAGAGAAACACTATCCTTTCTCCTTCTCCTCTCCTGCACCTTTGCCTTTGCCCAGTATCCAGCAACGGGGAACAAACAGAGACTTGGTTATCAGACTACGGGCGATGGTCTTGTTTTTAGGGGAAGGTCAAACGATACAACGGCTTTAAAACCTTCTACTTTAAATAATGCCTACCATTTATTTGACACAGTTAACAATGTCTTATTTAGCTATATTAAGACTAAAGGAGGATGGCAGTTTAATAATAGCGATACAGTCATTGTAAACAACAATTTTTCACAGCCTATTGACTCATTGTTTTTTAAAACAAGCGTATCCCCTAACAATGTGGACACGGCAAAAATGCGATGGGATTCGGAGTTAGGTACAGTGGTTTTAGGAATGTACGACAAAGTGCCAAACGAATTAGGATTTAAAAACTTTTGGTTAGTTAAGAATCAAACAGGCTCAACTATTACAAAAGGCAGCATCGTGTATGCTAATGGCACGGTTGGTGCAAGTGGTAGAATAACTATTGCAAAGTTTATAGCCAATGGCACTATTGATGCTAAATATTTATTAGGAATAACGGCACATGATTTAAGCAACGGAGAAGATGGCTATGTTATTTCCTTTGGCAAGATAAGACAAGTCAACACAGATACCTTTGCGGATGGTGCAATCCTTTACCCATCTCCAACGACTGCAGGTGTTTGGACAGATGTTGAACCAGTTGCGCCAAACATTGATATGCCAATAGGTTTTTGTATTAATTCTCATGTAAACAATGGCACAATATCAATAAGAGTAGCATCTGGTTACGCATTGCATGAGCTCCATGATCTTGCAATTTCTTCACCGGTTGAAAAATCAAGTTTATATTATTCTGGTGGACTTTGGCGCGATACAACTGCGGCATTGTTGGTCAGCGATACGGCAAGTATGTTGACAAATTATTTGCGAACAGGTGTTGCAGCTGCGACTTACACACCTTTAACAAGGTCAATATCTACAACTGCACCATTGCAAGGAGGAGGTGATTTATCTGCAAATAGAACATTTTCTATTACACAAGCAAGTGGAAGTGTAAATGGATTTTTATCAAGTACAGATTGGACTACTTTTAATGGCAAAGGAAATGGCACAGTTACAAGCGTAGCAATGACTGTACCTACATTTCTTTCCGTATCTGGCAGTCCTGTAACTTCAAGCGGTACATTAGCGGTATCATTAAGTGGTTCTGCTTTGCCTATTGCAAACGGAGGTACTGCGGCAACAACAATTAGCCAAGCAAGAACTAATTTACAAGTACCAAATATAGCTACTACAATAACACCTCAAGCACCTTTAACAGGAGGAGGTAGTTTAGCTGGCGATAGAACAATATCTATACCAGTTGCTACAAGTGTTGCAAATGGTTATTTATCATCAACTGATTGGACAACCTTTAATAGCAAACAAAACGCTATTACATTAACTACTACTGGAACAAGCGGAGCTGCTACTTTAGTTGGTGCAACATTAAATATACCGCAATATAGTGGAGGATCTGGAACGGTTACAAGCGTTACAACTACATCTCCATTAAGTGTTATAAACTCTACCACAACTCCTCAAATATCTATTTCAGCTGCCAATGGTACATCAACTTCTGGAGTAGTTACTACTACATCTCAACAATTTGGAGGTGCAAAAACTTTTAATGACAATTTAACTACAAATGGCAACATGGAGGTTGATGGTACATTAAATGTAGATTTAAAAGGTACTTTTGGAGCTGCAATAAAAGCTACATCGCTTGAAAGAAATGTTGTTAATACAACAAGCACATCTATAACTTTAGGTATAGCAACTACATGGTTAAATATTCATCAAACAAGTAATTTTACTATTACTTTGCCAAGTGCTGCAACTTATCCTGGAAAGGAAATACATATAAGAAATAGTGCTGCTGGTGTAGTATTATCAGCATCATCTAATATTATAGCAATAGATGTAAGTCATGCTGGTGCGACAACCACTATAATTTTAACAGGTACAAGTGGAAGTCAATTTTGTACATTAGTAAGCGATGGTACAAATTGGATACAAACCCAAATAAATTAAAATAATATGAAATCAATAATACTAAAACTTTTTTACCAAGGCTACGAGTTCATTGCCTTCTCCCTTTGCTGCGGCTTCATTGCTTCGTTCTTTGTACCTATTAAGGGATTCTTGCTTTTTACGGTCGCCGTGGTTTTTGCAGACACAATCACGGGAATCAAGGCATCAAAGAAGCAAAATCAAATTATAACCAGTAAAGGACTTTATCGTACTACTGAAAAAATAGTAATCTACTTTGTAGCCATTCTTATTTTTGAAGGTGCAAAAAATACCTTTTCAATCCCATTTCCAATAACCTACATGGTGGCAATGATGATCTCTGCAACAGAATTATTTAGCGTGGCGGAAAACATCAAGCGGATTACTGGCGTTGAATTAGGGACATTAATATCAAGATTTTTCAGACGTTAAAAACAAATAATATGCAGACTAATTTAAAAGAGGTTTTAAAAAGCGCAGACACAATCAAAAGTCCAATAGGTGACATTGCTTGTTATTCTATGAACATAGCGGAACTTGCCGGAGAGGTAAACGTTTTTATGGAGGGAAACAAGGTGAAATTTACATGGAGAGAGTACATTAAATTGGCTCAAATCATTTGGGATAAAATAAAGGAAACAAGCCGTGAATGCGGAAGCAAAGAAATTTCGGTTACTTTACCTCCAAAATTATCAATCGTAGGCGCAGCTTTTGCGCTCATCGGGTTTAAATTATAGGCGCAGACAGAATCGCTACCTTAGTGCCGAGGGGAGTAGATTAATTTCTATTCCCCTTAAAAATATAAAATATGAAAGCAAATGAATTTTTAATATGCCTTGATGCCGGGCATGG